CAAAGGTAATTTAAATTTATTTGATGTTAGATATCAATTAAGATTAAATGACTTATATGATTTTTCTTCAACGTCTGTTATTAATTATGATGTTGTATTAAGACATTTAGATTTTTTAGACCACGTATTAGTTGGTGAAAAACCAATGAGATTTAATCAACACGATAATAGATTGTATATAGATATGGATTGGAAAAATGATTTACAAGTTGATGAATTTCTTGTAATAGAGTGTTTTAGACAATTAGATCCAGAACAATTTACAGATGTCTATGATGATTTATTTTTAAAGAAATATGTTGTTGCTTTATTTAAAAAACAATGGGGCGCTAATTTAGCAAAATTTGGTGGTGTTCAAATGATAGGTGGGGTTACTTTAAACGGACAAGAAATTTATTCACAAGCATTAGCAGATATAGAAACTTTAGAACAAAAAATCAGGTCACAATACGAATTAAATCCAACCTTTATGATAGGATAATGCTATGCCAGTTAATCATTACTTTCAAGGTGGACGAGGCATAGGCAATGCTGCCGAAAAAAGACTACACGAAGATATAATTGTTGAAGGTCTTAAAATTTACGGTCAGGATGTCTTTTACTTACCACGAACATTAGTCAATAAAGATTTAATACTAGGAGAAGATGTAACTAGTAAGTTTGACGATTCATTTTCAATAGAAATGTATTTTGAAAACAATACAGGTTTTGCAGGTGAGCAAGAAATCATAAGTAAATTCGGATTAGAAATTAGGGACGACACAACACTTGTTGTTGCAAAAAGAAGTTTCAATAATTTAGTTGCAAATAAAGCAAACTTAATTGCTTCAGGAAGACCAAATGAAGGTGATGTAATTTATGTTCCTTTAATGGGTTCTTTCTTTGAAATTTTATTTGTAGAAGACCAGGAACCTTTCTATCAATTAGGAAACTTACCAGTTTATAAATTGAAAGTAACTCGTTGGGAATATTCAAGTGAGAAACTTGATACAGGTTTGGAAGCTATTGACCAACACGAAGACGCAGCTACTTTAGACCAATTACAGTATAGAGTAAAATTAGAATACGGTCAAGAGGCTATGACAGGTGCAGGATCATTAACGTTAGAAGACTACTTTGACCATTCAACAGGTCAACCATCTTTCTTAATGAAAGAAGATTATACTGCTTCTAATATACAAACACAATCTCCATATGCAGATAACCTAGACTTGAATAAAGAGGCAGGATATGATACAGTAGGAACAGCAGATGATATATTAGACTTTACTGAAAGAAATCCGTTTGGGGAGATTGATGAGTAATGGAAAACACTAGAGATAGACATAAACAATTAACTGAACATACTAATAAAGTTAATAGAGAAAAAAAAACTTTAGAATTAACTAAAGTTTTAAGAACAGAAGTTGAAATAGGTGCAACAGGCACACAAAGATATAGAATTAAAAAAGGACCTAATAAAGGTAAAATATTATAATGTTCGGAACACATTTTTATAATCAAAGTTTAAGAAGACTAACTATTGCTTTTGGTCAAATTTTCAATAACGTTATAGTACAGACGAAATCAAGCACAGGCGCTGTTACTAAAAGAATGCGTGTACCTTTGGCATATGCACCTAAAGAAAAGTTTATACAAAGATTAGAACAACAAGCAAATTTAGACAAAGGTAGAACTTTTGCAATTGTTTTACCTAGAATGGGATTTGAATTAAAAGGATTAAAATATGATCCTAATAGAAAGTTAAATAAATTACAAAAAACTGTTAGAGTTAAATCTTCTGATTCTACTATACATAATTTTAATTATTCACCAGTACCATATGATATACAATTTTCTTTATATTCTTTTACTGCTACAGCAGAAAATGGACTACAAATAATTGAACAAATATTACCTTATTTTCAACCAGACTATACAGTTACTATTAATGCAATACCAGAATTAAATATTAAACGTGATGTTCCTATTGTTTTAGATGAAGTAATATATGAAGATACATATGATGGTGATTTTAATAAGCGAAGAGCTGTTATATATACTTTAAACTTTACTGCTAAAACTTACTTATATGGACCTATGGCACAAGGTAAAGTTATTAGAAAATCACAAGCAGATTTAGGAACATCTACGGATGCTCCTTTATCAAGAGAAGAAAGAATTATAACGATACCAAATCCTGAAAGTGCTAATGCAGATGATGATTTTGGATTTACAACAAAGATTAGTTTCTATGATGATACAAAGAAATATAATCCAGTAACAGGAGAAGATGAATAATGAGTAAATTGGAAGAAAGTGTTAATGAAATATTAGGTTTGGAAGGTAAAGATAAAGTTACTGATACTCCTTTAGAACCACCTAAAGAATTTAAAGCTCCAGTACAAAGAAAAAATGGTGAAGTTGCAATAAAAATAGATAAAGATATTAATACAGATTATGATTATAGTAGAGAAAATTATTATAATCTTATAGAAAAAGGTCAAGAGGCAATACAAGGTATTTTAGATATTGCAAAAGAAGGTCAACACCCTAGAGCATATGAAGTTGTTGGTCAACTAATAGGACAAGTTGCTACGTCTGTTGATAAATTACAAGACCTACAAAAGAAATTAAAAGATTTAAAAGAACTACCTGGTAAAACAAATGCTAATATTAAAAATGCTTTATTTGTAGGTTCAACAGCAGAATTACAAAAGATGTTGAATAAACAAAGTATGGAAACTAAAAAAGAAAAGAGAATTGAAAATGAAATTATTGACGGCAAATCAGAAAGTAAAGAATAAAAAACCTATCGCAATAAAAGACTTAAAATATATTAAGTCAATGGCACCATTAAAAGAATTATTAGATGGTGAATCATTAAATTATCCAATAGAAGTAAAAGAGCACATTGTATCAGAAGTACCTAGATACGGTGTAATGGGCATACCCTATATAGAAAAAGAATATAGTGTGTGGAGAGGCAGTCAGCGAGTGCAGGCAGCTATTAAATTAGGTTATACACATATTGAAGGAGTAATAATAAATGAAAGAACATAAATTTCCATTAGAAAGTTTTATCGGTGGTTGGTATATGGATGAAAAAATTTGTGATGGTATCGTAGATTTATTCAAAGAAAATCCACAAGAACAAAGACCAGGTGTTATAGGTGGACCTTTTAGTGTTAATAAGAAACATAAAGATTCAATAGATATTGGAGTTGATCCTCATTGGAGAGAACCAAGATATTGGGCGTGGAAACAAGCATTAAAAGAGTGTTGTACTTTATATGAAGAGAAATATCCTGAACTTGCTCATTTTAAACCTTGGGGTTTAGTTGAAGGAGTTAATATACAATATTATCCACCAGCAGGAGGTTATTTTGCTCCTCATTTTGAAAGAGGAAGTATCCACGAAAATCGTAATTTAGTTTTTATGACTTATTTAAATGATGTGCCTGAAGGCGGTACACATTTTAAATATCAAAAATTAACAACACCAGCTAAAAAAGGACTAACTTTAATTTGGCCTACTGACTTTACGCATACACATAGCGGTCAGATAACGAAAGAACACGAAAAATATATCATAACTGGTTGGTTCGGTTTTTTAAAGTAAAATAAGATAAATAGTATTATGAGTGTAACAGACGCATATTTAGGAAATCCTAATCTTAAAAAAGTAAATACACCAGTTGAATTTACTAAAGAACAGATTGTAGAATTTCAAAAATGTAAAGCAGACCCAATATATTTTATGGAGCAACATATGAAAATTGTTTCCCTAGATGAAGGTCTTATACCTTTTAGTATGTATGGTTTTCAAAAGAAGATTGTTCATACAATTGACAAAAACAGATTTACTATTTGCAAACTACCTAGACAATCAGGTAAATCAACAACAACTATTGCATACTTATTACACTATGCAATATTTAATCCAAATTCAAACATAGCAATACTTGCCAATAAATCTTCTACTGCTAGAGATATATTAGGTAGATTACAACTTGCTTATGAAAACTTACCAAAGTATATACAACAAGGTGTTATCAATTGGAACAAAGGTAATATAGAATTAGAAAATAAATCTACTATTATTGCAGCCGCTACATCTTCAAGTGCAATACGAGGAGGTTCTTATAATATAATATTTCTTGACGAGTTTGCTTTCGTACCTGCTAATATAGCAGAAATGTTTTTTAGTTCAGTTTATCCTACGATTACATCAGGTAAAACTACAAAAGTTATTATAGTTTCTACTCCCCACGGAATGAATCAATTTTATAAATTATGGACAGACGCTGAAAACAACAGAAATGATTATGTGCCTATTGAAGTACATTGGTCAGAAGTACCAGGTAGAGATGAAAAGTGGAAAGAAACAACTATACGTAATACATCACAGGAACAATTCCAACAAGAGTTTGAGTGTGAATTTTTAGGTTCAGTAGATACTTTAATTTCACCAGTAAAAATTAAAAATACACCTTATATGACAGCACTAACTTCAAGTGGTGGTTTAGATGTATTTGAAAAAGTTGTAAATGGTAGAAATTATGTTTGTTGTGTTGATGTAGCAAGAGGTGTAGATAAAGATTATTCAGCATTTTTAATATTTGATGTATCTAAAATGCCTTATAGAGTTGTTGCCAAATATAGAAGTAATGAAGTTAAACCGATTCTATTTCCACACCTAATAGCTAAAGCTTGCAAGGCATATAACAAGGCAGATATTCTTTGTGAAACAAATGATATAGGTCAACAAATAGGTGAATCATTAAACTATGAATTAGAATATCCTAATATATTAATGACTACTCAAAGAGGAAGAGCAGGTCAAATATTAGGTGCTGGTTATAGTGGAAGAGGTTCTGGTTTCGGTGTTCGTATGACAAAACAG